CGCGAACCAGGGCTACTACGGCGACTGGAGCAACCTTGTCATCGGTCAGTGGGGCGCGCTCGACCTCACCGTCGACCCCTACAGTGCTGCAGGCACTGGCGAGCTCGTCATCACCATCAACAGCTACTTCGACTACGGCGTAGCCCGTGCAGGCAGCCTGAAGTTGTTCACCACCGTATCTGCTGGCTAAGTAATCTGCCATCACTATGCAGTACACACCTAAATATGCCACGGTCGCAGACCTGAAGAAGCACAGCTACATCTCCACCAACGATGAAGATGACCTGCTGGCTCTCTACCTCTGCAGTGCCGAGCAGACCGTCGCCGAGACACTGCAGGTGAAGAACCTGTCGGTGTACATCGGTGACAATGGTGTGTTGCCTGCTCAGATATATACCGCGATTCTCATGCAGGCCGCAGCCTTGTATGAGAATCGTGAGGGTATATCATCGGCTCAACAGCACGTCGTTCCTTACGCCAACGTGATGGCTCTTCTGGGTAAAATCATCAACTACGGACAACTCAACCGATGCAGATGATGGAGGCAGGTAAGCTCACCGAGAGAATCACCATTCAGAGGCCTTACACCGTGCGTGATGTCTATGGCAGCACGACCACGGATTGGGCTGACGTCGTCGCCAATCTGCCTGCCGCAGTGAACTACATCAGCGGCAACCGCGAGATTGACAACGAGGAGATTTTTCACGGGCGCATCACGACTTTCTCCATCCGATGGCGCGGCACGGTCAACGAAGAGATGCGGATACTTTGGGGGGATCTGAAGTACCGAATCCTTTCCATTGACCGCCGCACACATCGCAGAGAGTACCTCATCCGAACAGAGCTCATCAACGAATGACCCAGGCTGACGGCATACAGGTGGACGCTTCTCGCTGTTACGCGCTCTTCCGAAGGCTCAACACAAGGAACCAGCGGAAGGTCAGCAGGTCAGCGCTGAGAGCTGCCGCAGGCAAACTCAAGAACGAGGCCGTGAAGAATCTGCAGCAGGTCATAGGGCACTCGGTGAGGAAAACGACGTCCTACACCCGGAGCGGCAAGACCGTGAAGCGAAGCCTTGCGAGAGGCATCAAGGTCGTGTCAAGAGATGCAGAGACCGCCAAGGTCCACATCATGGGCGACTACCGCCTCAAGTGGTTCGAGATGGGTACGGGACAGAGAACGACCAAGGGTCGGCGCGGCAAGGGTAAGAAAAACCCGATGAGGCGAGCTTCCAACCGTGGCCGCATCTTCCGCGACACCAGCAAACTCGGCTGGTTCAAGAGAGCCGTCGAGGCGAAGGAACCCGAAGCGGCAAAAGATATCGAGCAGGCGTTGATGAAACACATACAAAAACAAGCGAGACGTGAAGGGCTTACATCTGACTAAAGCGATACAGGCGATTCTCACAGGTGCAGGGATCGACGAGGCACAGGCCATCGTGGCCGAGGAGAACACTCCCCAGCCGTTCGCCGTTTACCGCCGTGCTTCGCTCACGGTAGACGGCACGAAAGACCGGCTGATGCAGACGCAGCATGCCACGCTGTCGGTGCAGGTCGTGTCCGCAGACTACCAGAGCGGCCTGATACTCGCCGACGCCATCACCGACGCGCTTGTCGGCTCTACAGGAATCTACGAGGGTGTCACCATCAGCGACATCAGCCTGTCTGACGCCTCTGAGGCGTATAACGAAACGAGTTATTTACAAGATTTACAATTCGACATAGACATAGAAAAATGAGCAGAAACGTAATCAAAGGCGGTGACATGATGCTCTTCATCAATCAGGGCACCACCACCAAGTCCATCGCATTCGCCACCAGCCACACGCTGACGGTGAGCACTGACACGCAGCAGACTTCCACCAAGGATGACGGCGGAAAGTTCCAGTCGAGCGACTACGGTATCATCTCGTGGTCCGCATCGTCGGAGAACCTGTGCAGCTACGACGGCGCCGGCTACAACTATCAGGACCTGATCGACCTGATGCTGTCGCAGACCAAGGTGACCGCCATCTTCTCCGTTGAGGGAAGCAGCGGCAGCACCTATCCCTACGCCAACAAGCTCGACAGCGTCGATGACGCGACGGGCGGCGTGTGGGCTCCGGGCAACACCGGCACCATCGGCTCGGCCTCCAACAAGAGTCTCGGCTACACCGGCACCGTCCTCATCACCAGTGTTGAGGTCAACGCTCCCAACGGCGAGAATGCCACTTTCACCGTGCAGCTCCAAGGCGACGGCCCTCTGACCGCCACCTCAGGGACAACTCCCGGGCAGTAACCACCAGTAATCTCAAGTTCATGACCATTTGGGGACGGGCTTGCCCCGTCCCCTTTTTGATATTAATATGGAAATCACAATCAAAGGCGAAAGCTACAGAATCAAGTACACGCTGCGTGCGCTGTTCATCTTTGAGAACGTCACGGGCAAGTCGTTCAATGTCGAGTCGAGCATGGAGCAGTTCCTGTTCTACTACTCGATCCTTCTGGCCAACAACCCCGGCATGACGATGAGCTTCGACGAGTTCATTGACGCGTGCGAACCAGATGCGGAAGGCTCACAGGACATCATCAAGGCCTTCAGCGACATGCTCGAGGCCCAAGAGAAGAAGATGGGTCTCGTCAAGGGTTCAGCAGATGACGGCGACGGCAAAAAAAAAGACTGACGGCAGGCGAGATATACTCGATGCTCGTCTTCCAGGGACACATGCCGCCAGGCTACGTCATGGACGAGATGGAGATGTATGAGGTGGACTGTCTCGTCTCGCACCTCTATCTGGCCTCAAAAGAGTCATGGGAACAGGCCCGTCTTGTCGGCTACATCGGCGCGCAGACCCACTCGACAAAGAAGATAAGCGTGAGCGACATCGTCTCGTTCCCGTGGGAGGAAGGGCACGAAGCCCATGACACATCCATGAGCAACGCCGACAAACAGCGGCTTGAGCAGAAAGCGAAACAACTTGAAAAAATGATGAACAGCAATGAGCACAAAAGCTGATCTAAGAGTCATATTAGGCATTGACAAGGCAGGGTTCGACCGCGGACTCGCCAGTGCCACGGCCTCCGTCAACCGTTTCTCGCGGCAGACGGCGACGGCCAAGAAAAACATCGGCACCATGCTTGGTGGCGCAGGTCTCGGAGGCCTCGCCAAGATGGCGCCTTACGCAGCAGCGCTGTCAGCTGTGGGCAAGGCCATGGGCGACATCGCCGCCAACGGGCGCGCACTCGAGACGAGCATGGCTCACCTGCAGTCGCTCACTGGTCTAAGCACCGAGGTGATGGGAAACGTCAAGCAGATGGCCACGGACACGGCCATGGCTGTTGGCATCAGCAGCAGCCAGATCGTGGACAGCTATGGCGTCATCGGCTCGAAGATGCCTGAGCTGCTGAAGTCACCCGAGTCTCTTGACGCCATCGCACGCAGCGCGGCGACACTCGCCAAGGCTGGCGTCATGCCACTTGAGGCGTCCATCGAGTCGCTGACAGGTATCATGAACCAGATGGGCGCGTCGGCTGGCGAGGCGGAAATCTACATCAATGTGCTGGCGGCTGGCAGTAAAAACGGCGCAGGTAACATCGAGTATCTGGCCACAGCATTCACCAAGTGCGGCTCTGCCATCCGCAATGCAGGGCTGAGCGTACAGGAAGGCACGGCGCTCATCGAGGCACTGGCCAAGCGTATGCCTGACGCCGCTGAAGCTGGCACGTCATTGCGCAACGTGCTGCTTGTTCTCAGCACGACGGCAGGCGATGAGCTTAATCCAAAAGTCGTCGGTCTTGACACGGCACTTGAGAACCTCCGCGCGCGCATGGGTGACACGGGCGAAATGGTCAAACTTTTCGGCAAGCGCAACTATAATGCCGCAGCCATCCTCGCCGACTCGACCGAACAGGTCCATTCACTCACCGAAGCCGTCACTGGCACCAGTGAGGCTCACTTGCAGGCCGAAGTGAACGGCAAGACCCTCGATGCTCAGCTCAACAGGCTGTCGGCCTCATGGGAGACTCTGACGGCAGCAGTCGGCGAAAGCAACGGATTCCTCACGCAGTTCATCAGGCTCATCAACCAGGCGCTCGAAGGCATCGCCCTGTTCATGCGCAACTCAGCCGAGATGCGTATTGATGACCACGCAAAGCAGACGAACACGAGAACTCACGAGTATGCTCAGAGCCGCTATGACTACTATAGCGGCAAGGGTGACATCAAGCCAGGCCGAAAGTACTCCGACAAGGAAGCGAGACAGGCGGCGGCGAATGAGATTAAGAGCCAGCGTGACTACAATCAGCGCCAGCTCGACAACATCAACAAGCGGATCAACACGCTCAACAACACGCACGTCTCTGGCTGGAAGAAGAACGTCGAAGAACTTGAAGAACGCGCGGCGAAGTACAGGAATACCATCGCTGCACAAGACAAGGAGATTGACGACATGCTTAAAGGCCCTCAAGTGACGACAGCCCCGACAGGCGGCGGAGGCGGAGGCGGTAAGACCACGCCAAAACGCACAGGCCGAGGTGGGCGCGGTGGTCACTCAACTGGCCCGACCTATGCGGCAGGGTCACTCAAGGACTATGAGTCCCAGCTGAGCAAACTCAATGCCACGCTGCAGGGTAATGTCGATGTCACCAAACTCAGCGACGAGCAGCTCAAGGCGTACGGCGATAAGTTCAAGGACCTCTACGAGAAAATCGACAAAGCGAAAGACACGCTCAAGCAGTTTGAACTTGCCAGCAAGAGCCTCGGTAAGACCGAGAAGGCCGCGGACATCGGCAAGTTCGGCGAGACATTCAAGAACGCCATGACCGTCACGGGTAAACCTGGCGGCGTGAAGTTCTCAGACTCGGCCAACATGAAACTCATCAAAGGCCAGGTTGACCTCAACAAGGAGATTGAACGCACGTCAGAGCTCTACGAAGGCATCGGCGCCGCCATGGGTGACATGGGTACGCTGACGATGAAGACATTCGGCGACATCAACAACATCATCAGCGTGTTCTCAAGCGAGGTCGGTGACACGAAGAAGAAAATCGGCGCGATGGGCCAGGCGCTCAGTTCGGCAGGCCAGGCTGTCTCGTCCATCGGCGCCGCCATGGAAGACAAGGGTCTGCAGATTGGTGGCCTCATCGCTCAGACTATCGGTAACCTCGCCTTGTCGTTCGCCCTGGCCATGAAGCAGGCAGGCCAGCTCGGTCCTATCGGGTGGGCAGCGTTCGGCATCGCAGGTCTCGCCCAGCTCATCGCCATGGTGGCTCAAATCAAGTCCATCACAAGCGGTTACGCATCTGGCGGCATCATCCAGGGCAACAGCTATCACGGCGACCAGATGTATGTCAGGGCGAACGCTGGCGAGATGATTCTCACGCAAGGCCAGCAGTCGCGTCTGTTCCGCATGCTCGACGGAGGCGTCTATAACGGAGGCCCAGGTCATGTCGAGTTCGTCATCAACGGCTCGCAGCTCAAGGGAGTGCTCAACAATTACTCACGAAGGACAGGAAAACTCGCATGATATACCAGGGAAGATTCGCTGACGCCGCAGACTCGCGGCACACACTGAAGAT